TAAGTAGAATGATTCAACATACTCAACGAATTCTGGTCTAGTCATGTGTTCCTTTGTTTGTTATGTACTTATTATAATGCATATTGATGACTTGTCTGTACATGCTGTACCACTTTGTATAGTGTCACAGTCGCACCACTTTATCCCAATATGAACGATATATTAATACATTGCATTGACTTACACCATGCATCTTACCCTTATCTTCCCATTCCTTTACGCATAGCGTGAAGTAGGCGGTATCTATGAATGTGATGAAGCCTTGGTCATCGCCAATTCTAACACGATCACCCACATTAAATGGGAACTTGCTCATAGCGAATTGCCACGTTGGAATCTTGCTATATCTGACAACGTGATATCAGCAGCATACTCATATGATTTTGATTCAACAAATGATTCAGTTGCTACTGGATGCTCTGGTAATGTAGGAATAGATTTTCCTTCATCAATAAACTTACGAGGATTAGTCATCCCCTGTACGTAATCAACTATCTGATCACGTATTTGTACTAAGTCCTCATAACAATGTTGGTTATGAGCACATGATCTCAGGTGATGATCAGGTTTCAAGAGTGATTCTAGTAGTATACTCTTGGCACGATCCCACTTCTCATATGATGTTGGTTCATCAATTGAGCGTTGGTCTTTGGATGGCATTGTTATAAAGAGATTAGTTTTTTATATAATGGACCTACCACAACACCTTCACCATACTGGTAATGTTCTTTGAGTAGTTCTTTGTTTATGTAGTGTACTACAAGGTCTGGATTATCAATCCAATTAGTATAAGTCCAAGAGCAAGAACGGACATATCTGTTCCCTTGCTCCTCACATATACGTATAATTTGATCATTGAGTCTATTTGCGATTGATTCAAACTTAAACTCTACAACATATACTAGCATACCTTCCGCAAATAATGAGGAAATGATGGGTAGATTCACATCAAGATCTCTCTCGTATCTCTTACGAGTGTAATCATTGAAGCATCCACCACCATTAGTACGCTTGCCTGTATAGTTCTTAGGTTTAATTTCTTTTTCATTACCATCTATATCAATGGCATCTCTACCTAATTTACCTGGTATACTCTTGCAACCAGCAACAGCAGCAGTTATCTGCTCACGCAAAGATGAACTGTTTGAGTCAGACATGTACTCATTGTACAGTTCTTCAAACAGTTCACCTTGGTTCTTGGTTGGTTTACCAAGAGCTCTGTCAACAGCAAGTTTAAGGAGTTTCGTGGAGAACATCTTCCTCATGTTGATAAACTTCTGGATAGATCCTCTTATCATCATGCTCATACAATGTGATAAGTGGCACAATGTCTGGTGAAATCTCACCAGTTCTCATGGTATGGTTGAGAGCAATAGCAGCAAATGCTATCATTACTGCAACACCTGCTGTCTCAAGATATTTAAAGAGACTAGCAATCATCTTCCACCTCCTCAAAATAAATGCCATGATACGCATTGAATGCGTCAAGATCAATAAAGTCCTCACGCTGATACTTCAATGCATTTTCGCCATCAGGTGCAACAATGAATTCTTCACAGAAGTATTCTACGTTGAGACCTAGGTTAGTGGCAGCACCGATGAGTTCATCAGTCTGCTCTGAGTTGCATCCTAGCACACGTGTGCAATATGCAATGTCTTCATTTAACTGAGAGAGCATGACTGTATAGTATAGTATAGATGCTGAGAGGAGTAAGTCCTTTTAAACTCACGTCATGTGTCTGCTTCTTGATACGCAACAGCATACGCTTCGGGCGGTTTACTCGTGTCAGACTAGTGAGTTCCTCTCAACATTTATATAATAGCATAAAAAAGCACCCTGTGTGGGTGCTTGTGACAGTTTGTAATAGTGGCACAGTGTTATGCTGGTTTATCTGGTATCAGGTTAGTGTATGGTATAGATCCAGATGGAGTGATAACATAACATTCAATAAAATGATCAGCATCAACAGTTTGATTTGACAGTGGGAACCAATCATGTGCTGTATCAACTGCTACTCCCTGACCATCAAAGTCATAGAATGTATAGTGTTCAGCAAATACCTCACCAATCTCATCTTCTGGGATACTATCCTCATAGAATGTCTTTACTGTTGCTTGCTTAGTAGCATCAAGAGTAAACCATTTGACATTATTAATAACGAGTACATATTTATTTGTTGTTGAAGCATACTGTTTGACAATCTCATACAGTCGCTGTGCTCCTAATGATACTAGCATTACATTTCTCCTTTTTCAATAGCATCTAATAATGCTTCAATATAATCTTTATTTACCTTATCATCATTGGCTTTCAATTCTAAAGCTTTATCTCTATAAGTTTTATCCTCTTGGAATGGACTGACCATAACACGATATGGATTATTAGTAAATCCTCCAGTAGCATCCTCAACTGTTGATGTTCTAGCAGCAATATAGAATGACATTCTTTGTGCAAATGATGATAGTGTATTCTCTTTCATCTTCCAAAAATGATATGAACTATTGAGATACTCAGTATCAGTACCCTGATCACCAAGAATCTCAGTCATACTATTATCAATGTCTAATGTCTTTCTTCTATTATACTCATCAGGAGTAATAGGAAATACAACATCAAATGGTGTTGAAGCATTCTGTAATGTAGGAATATCTCTTATATACGCTCTGTACTTCTTCCATAATAATTTGTCAGCAGCAGATACTGGTGCATCTTCACACATTATATAATCACTATCTTGCAACAAGAACTTTCTTACAATCTTAATCTTATTCCATGTTAATGAATTTGTACGAGCATATTCTAATTGAATTGCTTTCTCATAACTATTATCTTCAACTCCTTTATACTCAATAAACTTCTTCTTTATACTTTCACCAAGTGCATCCACATCATATTCAGCAGCTCCAGCAGGATCAAAATCATATGATACCCATGAATGAGTATTATCTTTAAAATTCTTCTTATACTTATTTCTTGTTATAAAATAAGTACCATCTGCTTTAATAGAAAAGATCTCAAGTTTATCCTTAGCACTATCCCATAAAGGATATAAAAGTGGACTAACATCGCTTTCCCAATAACTATCACTTATTTCTTTACGAATGCCTTTATATTGAATACTCCTTTCTAAGGCATTTAAATATACGTCAGTATTTTGAATTGCTGTGCTCATTTTAAAATGCTTTTATTAGATATTTAGCACGATGGTATCTAGTAATTAGAGGTATCGTTTCTTGTGGTTTAGCCTCAACAGAGACTGATATGGGTGTTGCTGATGATAATGTAAATGTGCCATCTGTAAATCTTATGTTTGTTTCATTAGCAGTAATAGTCTTACGAATCACATCTACTCCTGAATCTGGACCACATGTTCCTGTGTTACTAGGTAAATATGCACTAATTGATGGTACAAATACTCTTTCAGTAACTTCACCATAAACAATACCAAATGATCCTAATCCCCAAGTATCTTCACTAGCAGTGTCATTATCACCAGCTCCAGATGGTCTTGATTGAAGTATATACAAATATATTCCATTTTTTCTAGCTGGATGATTAGCATCAAAATTAACTTCACTGTTAAACCACTGACCATTTGTACCATCAGATGCCGTTGCTATTTGTTGTATATCTGTGTAGGCTTCACTTTCTACACTTGTACTAAACTTCAACTCCAAAGCTTCCTCTGGTGGTTGTCCACCATTACTACCTGTTCCTCTGATAATACTAAACACCAACTTATTTGCTGACGATAAATCTAATGGTCCCATTTTTAACCATCTATTACCTGTACCATAGAATCTAAAATAATTATTTGTTGGATGACCAGCTGGTACAGTTGAATGATTTGCTAATGCAGGAAATGTACCTGTAGCAGGAGTAATCATTTTAATATCATCACTTGCAGAATGCCATATATCTGCTTTAACTCCTGTTGAACCAGTACCAGCATCAGACCAATCTTCATTAGTGTTAGTAAATCCAGGAACTTCATACACCCGACCTGCTGGTGTTGTTGTACCAAGTATTCTTCTCCCACCTTCTTGTAATGGAAGTGCGGATGCACTAATCCATGAATTACCGCCATTTTCAGCAGCAACTGGAGCTCCACCTTGTCCAGCACCACCACCATTATTTCCTTTAGTAATACTAATAGCAGTGTCTATAGTACCAGGATCTCCAGAAATACTGAATTGTACAAAAGCACCTGCTCCACCAGCACCACCTGATTCTGCGGCAGAGTCTCCAGTATAATATGCTCTGAATTTAACATATCCGTCTCCTTCTCCACCTTCACTTGGTTGACGTGATTCAAAATATGTTGTTGAAATAGCAGATCTTCCAGCACGTCCACCTAATCCAGATCCTGTGTTTGAGTGACCTGCTCCACCTTCTCCTCCTACACCACCATCACCAGATCCTCCTACTCCAAATCCACCGCCTCCACCGCCACCGCCTCCTGCGGTGCAACCTGTCTGTCCTCCAGCTCCACCCGCCTGAGATCCTGGTGAAATAGCAGGATTTTCATACAAACCTTGTGCTGGTCCTAATGCACTTCCACCAGTCCAACAAGCATCAACATAACTACCACCATTCCAACCACCACCTGATCCACCAGCTCCACCGCCGCCACCAGCTCCCATTATCCAAGCATTGTTATCAGCATTTTTAATACCAGTTGAACCACCACCAGCACCACCCGATGCACCATTTCCCCAATATCCATATCCACCTGATCCACCATTAGTAACACCAGTACCACCAGCAGTGTTTGCTTCTCCTACAGAATTGCCAGCACTTCCTGGAACTCCTGCACCATTTTCATTACGTCCGTCTTGTCCAGCAGTTCCTATTACCCATGAGAAATTACTTACGAATGTATAACTACTACTAACATTATATGTACCACCTTGTTTTCCACTTATACCAAATACTTGTCTACCTCTACCACGATCACCACCTAGTCCACTCTGACCACCAGAATCAACTACACCTGGCACTGGTTTCTGTATCCTATTAGCATTTGTTCCTGGTGGTGCTGATGCTGCTGGATATGTAGGACAAAGACCTGCTCCTGCTTGTTTTGAACCATCACCACCAGCACCACCAACGGCTGTTACTTCAATATAATCAAGAGTTGCGGCAGATGGCATTCTGGAATCATTACGTGCATTCCATGATCCATTAGTAGTCATTACACCTGTTGCAGGATAATCCATAAAACCTGAAGCTGGATTGGTACTGTAAGAACCATTTCCACCTTTACCAGCAAGAGGTTCATTTAAACCATTTCCACCAGAACCACCAACAGGTTGACTATTATCTAAAGCTCCACCACTTGCTCCTGCGTTTCCTGTTGCATTTGTACTAAAATTTACACGATCATCATTTAACAATGCACCAGGATTACCATCAGTAGAGGTAATAGTAACTGTACCTCCAGCTCCACCAGTTCCTCCACTGGTCCCCTTCTGTCCTCCTTTACCCCCTTCAAGTGTTACAGTATACTGAACAGAAGATCCATTAACATCTAAACTAAAAGTAACACTACTATTACCACCATCAACACCATCATAATTAGATGATGCTCCACCACCACCTTGTGCTCTCATTGAAAAAACATATATTGCAACATCTTGATTATCAGAAGCAGATGCTGATTTAGTGAAGAGAGAGTCAGAGTTGCCCATTTCTACTTCCCATAAGGCATCTCCATACTGATCAGGATCAGTAGAATATATTGGTTTGTTACCTATTGTAGTTGGCAAAGAATCAACTGACCAAACAGCAGGATCTGGTGTAGTGGTAACATTCTCATAATAACCTGCTGCTTGCCTTAACGTAACATCACCACCAGGAGTAGTACCAGAAGCAGGAGCTCCATCAACAGGAGTGTATTTTATTGTATTATTATTAAACCCTGCTGTTATTACTTCATGCTCTCCATTATATTTCGCTGCTTCACCAACTGTACCAGAACCTCTAACCTTAACCCAATCACCAATACTTAATCCATGATCATCAGTAGTAATTACTGTAACATTAGTACCATCACTAGTCATACTGGTGATACCTATAGTAGCTGGTTCTGTTATTCTATACTTACTACACCCACTAGGGACTTGCTTAACTTCTATCTCACTACCACCACTGAGTGTAAGCTTAAGATCATATAAACGAACAGATCCATCACCAGTACCACTAAGAGGATTACCACTAGTTACAAAATACAAGTTATTAAGAGTGATGGCAGTGCTATTATCATACAAGGTAAGATCTTTTCTTGTACCATTTGAATTAGATCCATCTGATAGATTTCCTGTATTATATCCAAACTTACCTTCACCATCATATCCAATAACAATTTTGATAACCTGACCAATAGGAACACCAAAAGTTAACATACTCCATTTCTGATCAGCAACAGTCATATCACAATAATTTCCAGATGCACCATCAAAAGCATTTTGTACTGGATAATATGCATCTTGTGCTGGTGTAGGTTCACCATTTTGATCAGAATATGTTGGTGCATTAGGATTGTTAAAATCATCCTCTAATGTTCCACCAGAATATTCTTGAACCTTATCACCAATACCTACACTGTTACCATAAGTTGCCATTGCAGAACTAGCTGGTCTAGTATCCATTAAACCATGAGAGTGTCCTAAAGCACTACCATCAGTCGTATCTGGCTCAAAGTCCATTACACGACCTTTTATATTTCTGTAACTGGTAGTAAATGAATCAACACCACCAATATTATCTTCAGTAGCATCATCAGCAACACTATGCAATAATTGATGTGAATGTTCTGAAGTTCTATTAAAAGTATAGTCCTGAATTGGACCAACAACAAATTCTTTCTCTCCAGTCAAATATGGTTGTATCAAAGTATTAACATCACTATAACCAGTAGTTACAACATCACTAATTTCAAAGAACTCACCTGCATCATCAATAATATCTTTTGATATTGTCCATTTACCACCAACATTACCAACCTCAATAGATGATCTTCCTTCAACCAATGGTGTTCCACTACCACTAACACCTTCACCCATACCAATAATCTTTCTATCTCTATAATCTGGTACTTTAAATTTTCCTAATATTTGAGGGAAATCAGATTGAACATATGCTTTTCTTATTCTGACCAACGGATGTCCTGTTACTGTACCAGCAGTATTAGTATATGCTGGTAAAGATGTCCAATCAATATTCCATATTGCACCAGGATTAACTCCACTATTAGAACCCTCTACTACTAAGTTATTAATAAAATGTGGAGAGTCTTGTAATGGTTCGTTCTCACCGTCAATAAATCTAAAGTCACCATCAATTCTGATAGCAGAGAATCCTGCATCACCAGCAGCATTAGAATAATTCTCAAATTCTATCTTATAGATATTACCTTGGTTCATTGAACCATCACTATTCTCACTAACCTCATGTATAGTTGTCCATCCAGTACCATGATTTACCCAAGGTTTTGCAGAAGAAGGACTAGTACTAGACCATACTCTTGATCTAGTGTTGCCATTTCCACTAGGATCATATATTTCTAACTTAAAATTATATTGTACGTTTTCTGGTGGAGTAAATGTTAAACCACCAGCACCAACAGATCTCGTTGAAGTTAACTTCTCTTCAAATCCATTTGTTGCACCTGTTACTGCACCAGCAGATGTAAGAGCATCGCTCCAATCACGTGTAACACCTTCTCTAACATTAATAAGTGGTCCAGAACCAGCAGTAAAATCTAAATTCTCAATTAGTTCTTGACCATTGGTTAAATGACATATAACATTAAATCTATAAGTTACCTTTGTGTTTGTTTCTGGTTGTGGTCCACTATATCCATTATCTCGTATCCAAGTAGCAATATTACCGACTCCTGGACGTGGCAGTGGAGCTCTATCAACAGTGTTCTTTACAAAAGAAGCACCAGTTGGTAATATTTGATTTCCATTAAATGATGTAGTAGCAGCAGGTATACCAGTCACATGCCATAATATTTCATTAGGAGTACACATGTCTTGCAAGTATATCTCCCAAAAATCTATAGTAACATCCGTAGGTAATCCCTGCATTCCACCCCAAGAAAGTTGTGGACTCCAATTTAAAGCATTGGTATATTGTGTAGCACCAGTTGGTTGTTGAACACCACCAGTAGGATCATACTCTGGAATAGTACCATAATAAGATTCAGGAAGTACAGGAAGTGGATCAGAACCTTGAATTAATGTACTAGATGTAATATTCCAAATAATATCAGCAGTCTCAGTTGATGCTCCAACCATAAATTTATGAACTGAAACATTTGGATCAGTTGCTTTATCCTGATAATCAGAAGCATACTCTAAAACTACATCAGTGTCTTCTTCAAAGATTGGATCACCATTAGCATCAGTACCAGCAGGAAAATCTCCTAACCCACCAACAAATGATATCTCTGCTTTATTTGGTACAACACGTGTTGAAAATACATTATTATTAATAGTTTCTACTTTATTCTTTATCTCACAAAATAAATCACCATCATCAACAAATGTCCTACGTATTGATCCAGGTTGAATACTAGATGAAAAAAGAATAGAATTATTATTAGTCGGATTAGTTAAACTATCAGGTTCAGTTGAATCATTGTAATCATTTCTTATTTTTTCATATAATGATGGATATAGACTTATATCATATTCCTCTCCATCACAATATAAAAACCCTCGTTGACAATAATGAGAATTTTGAATAACATTATTAGGTGGTGCAGTATATCCCGATTCAGTTGAATTTGTAGTATGTTTATTAGCAAGCACAGGAACAATTGCTCCTATAGCAACATAAGATCCTTGCTTGTCTGTGTAAAAATTCTGATATGTATTTCTATATGATGCCATCAGATCTTAATAAGGTATTCTGTTACAATATAAGGCTGTATGTATTTATCTGCTTTTGGTGAAGTGTTTGTACTAAAACTAACTTTAGACACCAATCCACTATCAGCTCTAGCGGTGGCAGCTCTTGTTACCATTTTATAAGTATGTTCTTTATCATCTGGATTTATATCTAATCTATGTCTATGTGTTGCATCATTACCATCCGTTCCTGTTTCAGTAGTTACATTATTAACACCAGTAAATCCTGTTGAGTATACAGTATCTATACCATATCCAACAGGCAAATTTTTATTTCCATTCAAATCAACTTCCAACACTTTTGATTTCTCAGCAGGATATTCATGATTTGTTCCATTATATCCACCCAAACACCAATCTGTTAATGGTAATTCTACATCACAATTACATTCCATTGTCCAAGTAGGAAAATATTCAATATTACCTTTGAATGTACTAGGACCTGCTCCAATCTTACTATTATTACAATCTTGCGATACAGACAATCTTACATTCCAATGAGCAGCATTTTCTGCTACCATGTTAGGACATGTTACTTCATCTGGCCACAAACAATATCCTTGTCCAACAAATCTTTCACAACCAGTGTAACATGCACCCCAAGATTCTATATGACTGGTATCAAAATCAACACGACCAAATTCTTCTCTTGTATTACCAGATCCTGAATTCCAAAACTTATTGTAATCAGTGTAAGCCCAATAACATAACATTTGGTTAGTATTTTCCCACCATTGACATACATTAAGACTAGTATCTGAAATCAAATGGTTCATCTGTCTACCACCAAATTCATTTCCATTTCTATCTTTCTGTCTGGCTCTAAACGTTTCCGATCTATGCATATGTGGTTGAAAACCATCAGCAGGAACTTCTTGAGTAAATGTATATGATCCTGTCTCTAAACTAAACCTTGGTTCTCCTCTCAAGTCTGTTGTTTGAGGTGGAATATAGAATGAACCAGTAAAATCAATTTGATATGGGCTCTCAATATTTGCAATAACATCAAGACCAGCACCAGATTTCTCTACTAATTGATCAGCATCATTAAGTACTTCTAACTCATTATATACTCCTATATTTGAAGAAGTAGTTGCTCTGATATGTTTACTTCTTAGATCAGGAATCTGAAATTGAGAATCGGATAATGGTTGGTCATCTTTTTGATACTTACACGCACTACCTACACCCAAGACAATAGCAAGCATAGGAAATTCAGTTGCAGATAATACTCTACCATCACATCTCATATATCCTGCTGGTATTAACTGTTTGTTCAAAGAGGAACTTGGATCATTATCCCTAATTTCAACTGGGAATGATATAATACTACCAGTTAAAGACCCATGACTACCTTTTATTTCGTTGTAATATACAGCCATTAAAATGCCCTCATAATATACATCATCGTAACAGATGGTGTATTTGGATTTAAAGTTACTGTCAATGCAGTTTCCTGAGTTCTTGGATTTGTTGTGCCAGTAGAGACATCATTAACAAGAACCGTTGATGATATAGAAAGTCCACTACCCATGCTTATCTCCATAGCATCATGAGCATGAGATCTTAAAGTACCAGCCCATCTTTCTCTATGATGATTTAATGTCGTTGAGAATGTATTACCAGTAGTTTCTGGAACATTAGTGTTAATAGGTTGAGAACCAGTATATGTCATATCATTGACATATTCAGATGGCATACCACTTCCTCTATGTACTGGTGGTATATCTGGAGAAGCATAGTAATTTCTTCGTCCACCATAATTTCCTGGTGGTGGAAATGCACCAGTATGAGCATCTGCTGCTATTGCTGCCACTCCACTATAATCATCAGCATAAGAATATGTTATTCCACCTTCTGCTGGAATATTTCTTGTTGTAGCAGGAGTACCAGGATAAACATCAGTATCAGGAATTTTTTTCTTAGTATCTATATCACCATCACCATCTGTATCAGATCCAATATTCTTTTGAGTATCAGTTAATACCATAGAGTTACCACTATCTTGAGGGTCATACCATGTAATCTGAGCCTTTGCATTTTTATAACTTTGAGCAGGTAATGTAGGAGATCTTTGACTTGATGGTAAAACAGTCTCTGTTTTTGAAGCACTATTTGCTAATTGATCATTTCCTGGTATAAAGTGTAAAACTGGTGAACCTGATGGCATTGCACCCCAAAACTGTTCATCATTACTTGTTCCAGAAGGTCTGTGTGTATGTCTTGGAGTATGATCAATTCCTAATTTTCTAGGTAAAACATAAACAGTATCAAACCACACTGGATCTTCCATAACAATACCACGTATCCTACCAGCAAGGTTAGTTGATGCTTCCACACCAAACACTAGATCAATATTACTCTTAAGATTTGTTTGTGCTTGTATGCCAGAGCTTCCATTCGGACTAATATATTCACCTATTATAGAGAGATTATCATACCTATGATCTGCTCTTATAGGTGGAGTAGCAGTTGGATTACCAGGAGTATATTCTTGAACATTTGAAATTCTAGTTCCTTCAAGATCAACTAATGCTATTTGATTTAAATTAGGCAAAGTAAATTTATCAACAGGTTTAGATGGATCATGACCTGAATTTCCTGGACTTGGATTGTATGGAAATCCTCTTCCACCATTAGATTCAAATATAATACCAATATTCAATCCAATTTCTTCCTGTGCAGTAGAAGGGAAAGGACCATATAAATTTCCAATCATACTTGCAAGTAAAGGATAATCAGCAGCATCT